ATTCAAACCTGGATTGATAACAAAAAAGTCTGTAACTTTTCCATTAGAGTCTATTTCTGAAATTACCTCAGCTCCAGATCCAGATCCAGTATTATCTACTATGGTGACTTTTGGAGGAGAGTTATAAAAATTTCCAGCATTAACTATTCCAACGGAAGATAATTTTCCGTTTACAATAGTAGCAATTGCAGAAGCACCAGATCCTTTTTCTAATTTGTATTGAGGTATTCTATTATATCTCGTACCCCTAGATAAATTCGGGTCATCGCTATTGGTTAAAATTTTATAAATTGGTCCTTCTACTGTAGGAATAACAACTGCGTCAACAATAGAAGGATCTCCAATTGGGTTTCCATTAATATCTAAAATTGGATTTCCATTTTCATCCAGTTGATCAATAGGAGTAACTAAAATTGTAGGTTGGGTTGTATATCCAAATCCAGGATCAGCAACTCTAATTTTTACAAGTTTTCCCTTTACAATAAGAGGAACTAAAATTGCTTCTTTGAATGGAATACTTGGATCATTATTTTGTGGTTTTGGAGCAGTGACTACAACTTTAGTATAATTACTTCCAGAAAATTTAATATCAACTTTAGTCACTTTGCCATTTATAATTAAATCTAATTCTGCAGTCTCTCCAAATACAGTTTGATTTGGTAACGGATTTGGAGGATCTACTTTAATTTTTGGTGGATTATTAACTTTGAAATTCGATCCACCATCAATTACAGTTACATTTTTAATACCACCTCTAATAATAGTCGCATTACTTTTCCAATTAAATAAAGCAGTTCCATCTCTAAGAATTCCTACAGGAAACTGTGCTGTAGTTTTTTCTTGATTTGCTGCAGATAATTGAGTAAAAATTCTTGGAATTTTTATGTAAATATCATCATCACTAAGTTTTATATTTTCAACTTCTTGTGTAGTAAGATTTTCTACATTAGTAAGGTAACTAATTAATTCTCCTTCTGGATATTTAAATGGAGTTTTTGCGAAAGAAGTTATAACTGCATCATCTGTATAAAATAATTTATTAATCCCCGAGACAAATCCTTCATTAATATCTACTGGAGTTGTTTCATTAAAGTTCCAAAAAGTAATTATATTATCTGACTCAGTAGTTACATTTGTAGCAACTCCAAGATCATTTTCCAAATATCCAAAATAATTATTATCTATTTCAAAAGATTGAATAGCTGCATAAACTACAAAATATTTTGATGGATCTGATTTTAAATATGCTAACGTATTTCTATCATAAACGATTTTACCTATAATATCAGCAATATTTGGTGCAACTACACAATCAAAATAATTAGTCCCTTTATCAGAATATTCAATAAAAGAATCTAATATTCTAATAAATCCAGTATTTTCAAATCCATCAGTAGAATCTACATAGAGTCTAGTAACATCATTAATTTGCTTTACTGGTGCAATAATTTTAGTTAAATTTGTAGTGACTAATTTTTCTGCAGGCACTACTTCATATTCATCTACTACAGCAGTTGATGAATAAATGTTTTCTGAAGTTTGAACAGAAAATTCAAGACCTTTTTGAATAATTGTGTTGTTTACAATTAAATTTGGATTAACTCCATCCAAGTTAGCTAATCTTACAACATCTTTGTCTTGGAATGTAGACTCTGATGCTGTATATAAACTTTCTGAGAAATTTCTAAATTGTGTTTTTTTCTGGAATAAGAATTTAAAGTAAAAATCAATCCCGTTTGGAGTTCCTTTTGAATTGTAAAAATCTTTAATCCTTTTTAATATAGAATCAATATTAATGGTGTTTAAATTCTTTTCCAAAATATTTTCTGGAAAATCAACCAAATACTGAGATCTAATCTGTTCTAAGAAATATAAAATATATGTGTAGGATTGATTATAAACTACAGACTTTTCTACATGACTTTGTGCAACTGTAGAAATATTAGGACTAAATCCAGTATCAATGCTTAAATTATTATAAGTATATCCCCTTCTACAACCTTTAAAAATTGTTACTTTTATTTCTGGAATATCTCCAGGAACTTGTCCTGGACCAAGAAATCCAGAATACTCTAATTGATTATAAAATATTACCTCATCATCAATCTTTAGCAATCCACTATTTGAAGGATATTTAACATGTCCTTTAACTACAATAGTTGTATCTTCACTATCAATTGGTCTATACAATAAGCTTGACGGATCGATGCCTGTGTAAGTATCGATATCAATTAAATTTTGTATCCCATGTAGAATATCTAAAGGATTACTATTAGTCTCTAAGAATCTATAGTAATCTCTTACAAAATTTACAAAATTGGGATATTCTTGTGGCAAGTAATTAGGTACTTGCTCATTGATAGAATTTGATACTCTTAAATCGTTAAACATGTTTAACTAGATACTGGAATTTGACCGACGCCTGAAGATCTAGATGATGATGCCAATTCATCTAAAATTACACTAACATTAACAGTTTCCGAATCAATAACGAGATATAAATCTCGTAAAGAAATAATATCATTAGATGCTGGTGTTACCGAAATCGATACCACACCAGTATTACCAAGTGAAGAATTAATGTTTACATCATTAATATTTATTTCTCCTTTTTCATAATTTATTGTCCCAACATTGGTGCTAAAATATTTTTTCTCATTTCCTTCTGTCCTATAAATTGCAACTTGATTGGTAGTTCCAAATCTTTCAAAGAAATATATCTCAGTAGAAGGTCTTCCAGTTATTTTAAATCCATTAGATACTAATTGTGTATTTTTTGAGATTCTGTTACCGTAGCAAATCTTATAAGTGGCAAAAATGTTAGAAAGAAATTTAATATTCTTTCTCATTTTTACTCTAGTAATATTTGATGTAATTCCTTTATCAACATCATCAATTACACCAACTAATTTACTGTATTTAAATTTACCGTTAAATTTATCAAGATCATTATTTGTACCAAAATTGATAATGGTATTTTTTACTTTATTTTCGATTACCTGTGGTATATTTTTTGTCTTTCTTGAATCGTAATATACAAAAGATTGAATATCTAAGTATAAAAATGATGGGTCAATAATTTCTGGTACAATATTTAAAATTGAGTACTCCTTTAAGTAGTCTTTTACATTTTGCTTTGCAGTAACTGTTAAAGAATCTGCCCCAAATGGTTTTGCAACAATAAATACCTTTCCATATTGAGGTGGACTTGCGTCTTCTCCACCATAAACAGATAACCCTTCAATATTTGCATATCTTTGCTTAATAATGCTTTCGTAGTCACCTACAGTAACTGCTCTATTTTGAGCAGCATAGCTTCTTGGTGCAAGATACTTAATGGAAGTAATGCCCTCAGGATCTGCACCTCCAAAAGATGCTCTATTTACAGTAACTGTAGAAGAACCATTGTAAGGTACTCCAGACTGTCTTTCTAATTTACCAGTAAATGCAAATGTCCTACAATCATTACCTTCTAACTTATCTGTGATTAAATACTCAATTCTAATTACATCTAAGTTGTTTAATTTTCTACCAAATACACCATCACCAAAAATTAACTCAAATTGTTCATTTTTGTTCTCTTGAATAAAATAAATTCTATTTTCTGATGATAAATTACTAATATTTTTTACTGCTTTATAGGATTGTGTAGTAGATGCTGTAGAACTCAATCTTTCATCTACAAAAACATTTAGCAATTCAGAATCGGCATCAGCACTTGGTATAATATACTTTTGTTTAGTTGAAGTGTCAACTGTGTATTCTATATTAAGTGTAGTCCCTTGGTAAACTTCTATCTCACTAAAAGTAACTCTAGAACGCCCTGAGTCATCGATATATGACTCTCTAGTAATGTCCTCAAGTACGCTGAATACATATGATCCTTCGGCAGAATTGCCAATGAATGCAGCGCCTTTTTTAAGGGTCAGTGAAGAAATGCTAGTATCGTTAATTTGTTGAATTGTACCATTTTGACTAATTGTAGTAGTTAATGGTACGTCTAATGTAACAACTGCTTTTGCTGCTTTTGCCGATCTTGGAGTATATCCAACTATACTTGCAAGTGATACTACGTTCTCTCTGATTGAAGCTGAATCAAAGAAAACCTCATTAGCAACTAAATTAGCATTTAACGCCGAATAGTAAGTGTTATATGCTAATAAGTCAATTAATTGAGAAAGAACAGATCCTTCAAAGTTATAGTCAGTAAAAGTAGGAGAAGACCTAAGGTACTCCTTTAAACTGAGTCTAACCTCTTCAAAATCTAAATTGGTAACTTGATTAAATGCCATTATACCCTTTCTAAGACGAGATTAAGCGATTGTGGATTTAAAGGTATCCCTACAATAGTATAGTTAATGTTAAACTCCAATGCATTAGCATCTACATCATCCAACACATCTATATCCGTCACTCTAATTCTAGGTTCATACGCACTTAACGCATCTTCAATATTAGAAGTGATTGTGTCAATTTCAGATAACCCAAAGTTTTCAAATAATGAATTACTGACACTAGATCCAAAAAATGGGCGAAATGGTTTTTCGCCCCTAATTGTCAATACAATGTTTTTTACCGACTGTTTGATGGCATCTTCATTTTTGATGATAGGAACATCACCAGAAATTGGATGTGCATTAAAATTCGGATTTATATCAACAAATTTTTTAGAAATAGTTGCCATTTTAGTGCCTATTATACTTTATATATCAGGTCAACCACTCGGCATAGTCGTCAAACCCACCTTTTCCTCCACATGGACGACTCAAACGGTCGTTAGGGGGCAAATTTTTGGGTTTTTGTGAAATTTTTAAATAATAATCAGCAACTGGATTAGTAATTAGGCATTTTGTGCCAAATTCTGCTTCCATTTGAACAGGATCATAATCTGGGTTTGGATTATTTGCCATTTTTTCCTCCAAAGTCTGTTACCAGAACTTTTTTAGAGGTTGCTATCTCCAATTTTATTTATTGCCAATGGTTATTGGGTTGTTCCCACCAAAAATGCAAATCTTCTTTTGTATCATCATAATAGAGTGAAACCATATCACTCTTAAATTTGCTGTGTATGTTCTCACACAATGAAACTGTATAATGGTTGTCTTCTACGAATTTTTTCATACATTCGGTTATCCAAGTGTAATTACCACCACGGATAACTCCAGCTTCTATTAAAACGAAATTTTCCCAATCTAATGTCCATTGTGCAAAGTTAATCTCAAAATCAACTTGATACTCACGGGGAGATTCGTCTGGAAATGGCACATTTACCGCCTCTATATGAAAAATCTCGCCATCCATGGTTAGTGAATGCGCGAGATGTTGAGTAACGATACTAGAATAATCAGGAGAAACGCATAAAAAGCAGGTTTTTGATGGGTGAATTTCCCATTTTGCCATTTTTATGCGGTATACCATCTCCTGAATGAGTGCCATCTCCTTATCTTGGGATATAAAAAGGAGAGGTTTAGTCATTTTTCCGTGTTATAGGTTGGTTTGTGGAAGTTGCAATACTCATTAAAGGTGATTTTCATCTCCTTGTTGCTCAAATTGCAGTGTTTTGCTGCTTTTGGAAGGTTCCACTTCGCAGAAAACAGCATTTCCATCGATTCTCGCGTCTCAGGTCTCACTTACCTTGACCTCGGTACATTTTTTTTGCCTTATTTCGCGAAGTCGCAGCATATTTTGTGTTTTTTGAGCAACCTTGACGAGTCATTTTGGGCTTGCCGGGTTCAAATTGGATGCCAGAGATGCCGATTTTGGAGCGAGGTGCCATAATTTGCGTGTTTTTTGGTGAACAACAGTAGTATAACAGGCATTTGCCCGCCTGTCAAGGGAATTTTAGAGTCCTTTGGTGCCTGCAAAGACATTTGGAGACCCAGCAGCAATTTTATCACCGCATGAAATGAAATCTCCTATCCTTCCAGGTGGTCTGAAATTAAAATACACATTCAATGGTCCTTGGGAAATTGCTCTGACCAAATGGGGAGGAGGGCATTTATCACAAGGACACGCATGAGACGCAAATAAATCGCCCATACGCCCTGCAGGCAATGTATTTACGAATACATTTGCTGCTCCCTGCGTTAATGCTGTAGGTGGATAGCAGATATGCCCAGTGCTCACAGCACCGATAAATGTACAACCTTGTCTAATTGCCATAGTTAGAACGATATTTTTGGATCTGTTGGATCTCTTCCTGCTTGTTTCTTCACATTTTTAACAAATCGTGCTGATGAAATGTCTTTATCATCATATACAATCTGTTTGATTGGAAATGTTCCTGCTCCAATACCACAACTACTTGTGATGACTACCGTATACTCTACAATAATAAAGTAATTTGGATCTGGTGTATACCCTTGCATATGTTGATATCCAGGAGGTATCTCTTCAATTACTCCTACAGTAGGTGTACCAGCAGTAGGAACACCACCAATAGGATTAATCAATGGTGATCGAATTGTAGCTGTGCCTTGATTTAAGGTTCCATATGTTGCAACCTTTCCACTAGGACTGGTCACTGGTAATGGTGCATGAATAACACCACCAGGAAGATCATTACGATATTTATATTCCTTGTTTGGAAATAGGTAATCGGTATATGTACCGGTAGCAGTTAAGGTTGCTGTTATTGGTCCACTTAATGGTCCAGTAGTAATGACCCCAGCACCAGCTACTGTAGAAGCTCCTGGTGGTGATAATGTTAAAGTAATACCAGGATCACCATTATATATTGCTGGATTGATAATTGGTGTAAAATTAGTTACAGTGATACTCCATACCTCAGGTGTTGGTGGAGTCGTAGGACATATTACTCCAGTCCAGGAATTAATTGTCCATGCAACAGGTTTCCCTACAATACTCGTAAATGGTTGAATTGGTGTGTATACAGTTGGAATTGGCATTAGATCTGCTGTGCCTCTACTAGTTCGGTGAATCTTTCAAGTCCTATTGTAGCATCATTTAATACGTACATCGTAGTACTCCATTCTCCTTCGCCATATGATGTACGATTTACAATGTTACTTGGTACATATCTATAACGTAATCCACCATTATCCGTAAAGAATAATCCCGAAAGATCTTCCTGTAATGTTGGTCCTACATCGGCAGGTTCCCCAGGATCTCCAGGTACAGGTGGTTCTGCATTCGGATCTCCAGGTGTTGGTGGTGTACCCTCAAAT